AAGTTCTCTTGTCTGTGTATCAAATATATGAAATCCTTTAGGACAATTATAATCTGACCACATAATTTGATATGGACAACCTAGATAATAGATATGACCGTCATCTGATTTTTTATGAAAATGGCCTGTTATAACTTTTTCAAATCGTTTAAATAAATCTTTTTCTAAACCTTGTTCATTAAGATGGCCTTTGTGCATTTCAAATCCTTTTATTTCTAAATGCCCCATAACTATTTGAGCCGTTGTACTGTCAATGTGGTGTAAAGTATCTTCTTTATTTGTATCACAGATCCAAGGTATAAACAATATATCTAGGCCATCAAAATTAATTGTTTGTGAAGATGTATATACTTTTGCAGTTTTGGATATATTTAAATTTTGTAATGCGTTTATTTCATTTGTATTTTTATAATAGGTGTCGTGATTGCCTATAATCACGTGTGTATCTAAATTAAGTTCATCTATTTTATTCCAAAATTTTAATTTAAAATTGTGTGCTGTATTATGATTAATAAATTTTCTTCGGTCTACTACATCACCTAAATGAATTACTGTTTTTATATTATTCTCTTGTAGGTATGGAAAAAATACCTCATCATAAAATCTATTAAAATAGTCTATGAAAGCAGGTGAGTCGTTTCTGGCTCCCCAATGTGTGTCATTAATTAAAGCTATTTTCATAAATTTTTGTAATAGTTGTTTGTTGTTGATGATGTTTTTATATAATTGTTTGAATAATTTGAAATTTTTTGTAAATCTTTTTTTGCTATTTCATACAAATTATAATACATTAGTTCTTTTTTGGCAACTTCTGAATTTAAAATATTCATTCCCATACATATTTGATACCATAATGAATTTCCTAAATTAAAAAAATTATTACCTTTCGTTGAGTAATCAATTGTTCTAGGCATACGATATTTCCATTTTTCTAATTTTTCATTTAATTCTTCCGATCTTCTTTTTGTTGATGAAGATTCAATCCAAAATTCAGTGTCTTTTCTTTTGCTTATATAATGAAGTACAATAAAATCTCTAATGTCGTCCCACATATTACACATTTCGTTATTATATGATTTGTGTAAAACATTTTCATCCATATTTAAATTTTCTGTAAAGTAAAAATCCATAAAATGATTTATTTGTACAAGCGTACAATGAATTGCTGTGGCTTCTAAAGGTTCTACAAAAGAAGAAGATAACCCTATAGCTAAAACATTTTTATTCCAAAATTTATCTAAACGACCGCTTTCAAAATTTATAATATTATTAGGAGTTATATTTTCATTATAAATTTCATTTATTTCTGAAATAACTTCTTCGTCTTTTACCATATTACTATTAAAAACATAACCTCTTCCTATTCTTTCTTGCAATTGTATTTCCCAAGTCCATCCATATTTACGAGCTGTTGAATTGGTATAGTTTTTTATTATTTCATTCTCATAAACTTTTCTAGGAAAAGTTATAGCTCTATTTACTAAAAGATTATTTTTATAAGAAATAAATTTTGTATTTAATTTATTAATTAATACCCTATAAAAACCTGTACAATCAATAAAAAAATCTGCTTCTACTATATCTTTGTTTTTTAAAATTAGAGATTTTATTTCTCCTTTTTCATTTAAAATAATTTCTTCAACCGTAGATTCTATTCTTTTGACTCTATTCGTATTTAAACATTTATTTTTTAAATACTGTCCTGCTTTAAATGAATCTATATGATAAGCTATATCATAATTATGTAACCCCTCATTATATAATTTGTTTTCTAACATTAATTTATTTTGTAAAGGTTCTGTATGTTGCAAATTATCTGCTATATGTAATATTCTAATATAATCATAATCTATAGTAGGATAAGTTGTGGTATTATTAAAAGATGATCCTAAAGGACTTACAAAACTTTTTCCTATTTCGTTCCAATCGGCGTGTCTAATTCCATATTTAAATGTTGATCCTGTTTCTTTTAAAAATTCTTTTTCATTACCTAAATGATCGTGAAAATTTATAACGTCCCACATAAGACCTGTTGTGCTTTCTCCAACTCCTATAACAGGCACATCTTTAGATTCAATACAAATAATTTCTATATTTTTTGATTTGTGTATTTTAAAAAGTAAACTACTTATTGATAACCAAGCTGAAGTTCCTCCTCCAACAACAACTATTTTTTTTATTTTATTCATTGTATATATGATTTTTTAAAAATTGTAAATATTTTGGTTTATTTTTACAAATAATTTTCCACTTTTTTGTATTACTATTCATTAAGTTTATGGATTGTTCATACTCTTTTTTTAATTTTTCTTTAATGTTTTCATCAAAAGTATTCATTGTTTCACTTATTTCATCCATAGGTAAATATTTCATACCAGCACTTAAACAATGTAAACCTCCAACTGAATCAAAATAATTTTTTTGGTATCTTCTATTAGAAGCATAATAAAATCCTAAATGAATAGGTTTGTAATTTGTGTTAATTAAATCTTTAGAAAAGTGTTTTTTGTTTATATCTTGCCAGTATTTTGTATCTGTTCTGTGTGAAAGAGCATAGTGTAATGAAACAAATTCTGCTGCATTTCTGAATATAAATTTACAAATAGAGGTAAAGTTATCTCTATCAAATTGACTAATTATTATTTCTTTGTTATCTCTTTTTAAAACTCTTAATAACATAAACAAAAAATCGTGTGTTTGAAAAAGACCTGTTGACTCTAAAGGTTCTACAAAAGCCGCCGACAGTCCTATTGCTACAACGTTCTTAACAAATAATCTTTCGTGTATACCACTTCTCATTTTAATTTTTTTAAATGATGATTTACTATAATCTAAATTTTTATTTTTTAAATAATTTTTAAATTGTGTTAAAGCATTTTCATCTGTTATATGATTACTTGAATATACGTAACCTGTTCCTATTCTTTCCCAAACAGGTATATTCCAAATCCAACCATTCTCAATAGCTGTACAATTTGTATAAGGTACTAATTGTTCTTCTTTATTAGTATAAGGAACTTGTGTTGCCCAAGCACTATCGTTGGGTAATATGTCATTGTAAGACTGAAAAGGCTCCTTTAATGTTTTGTCTATTAACAAGGCTTTAAATCCTGTACAATCAATATATAAGTCTGCTTTATGTTTATTATTTAATGAAACTATTCCTTCTTCATTTTGTTCTATTGTGTCTATATTTTCACTTATATAATTAACCCCTTTAGGTAAACAATATTTGTTTTTTAACCATTGTCCTAATTTTACAGAATCAAAATGATATGCTACGTCAGTTTTTGAATTAAAATAAGGTATGTCATTTTCATAGTTTAACGTAAAATTGTTTTCGTGTAATAAATTCATAAAAGGATATAAACTAAAATAATAGTCGTTATTATCCAATTCTTCATTTAAAATTTTTTTTATTAACCAAGTATTTTTTCCATTTTTATAAATATTTTCATAAGGTATTCCAAAAGGATAAAACCAAGATTTGTCGTCTTTTTTATAAAAATTTTCAAATTTTATAGCTAATTTATAAGTAGCTCCTATATCTTTCATAAAATCTTCATCTTTTATTTTTAAAAGACTTAATAAAGCATTTATTTGAGGTAATGTACTTTCTCCAACACCAACTATTGGTACATCTGGAGATTCTATTAATGTTATATTTAAATTAGGAAATTGACTTTTTAAAACGGCTGCTGACATCCAACCAGAGGAACCTCCTCCTACAATAATTATTTTTTTTATTTTCATATTAACTCAATAAAAAATAATCTAACTTACCTTTACGTGTTCTTTTCTTTTTCTGTTCTTTTTGTTTTTTCATTTCTCTATGATGAGCAAGAGTTTCTATTTTAGGTACTTCATCTATAGGTAAATTCTTTTTTAAAAATTCTGTAAATTGATTATGAAATTCCCTATCTTCGCCTGGCTGTAAAGTTAAATCATCAAAGTTAGAATCTAATAACATTTTATGTTTAATTGTAACCTGTTTCTTTTCTTTTTGTATTCTTCTTACAAAAGCGTAATATATTATTTGTGTAAAGTATGCAAAAGGATTATTTGATTTATCAGGATTAAAATTATCTAGGTATTGTAAACAATTTTCTATACCATCAGAAATCATATCATCTCTAAAAGTATAATTAATAAAATTCGGTCTGTAAGATAAATGATTCGCTATTTTTAAAAAACAAGTACCAATATAGTCAGGCACTCTTGGCTTTGTTTTGCCTTCTTTAACCGATTCTTTGACTGTTTTTTTATATTCAATCA